GGGCCCGATGGCAGCGTGATCGTGAGCGTCGCCAGCGTCCCGGACGGGGACAGCCGCAGGAACACGTTCCCACCGGCAGCAGGGGGCGAAATCGTCACGGTCGCGCCGGTTGCCGGGCTGGCGTACTGCGTTGAATCCGCGGTGCTCGTCAGTTGCCCCTGAAGGAACGTCACCAGCGTAGACAGCGCAGCCCGCGCGTCATCGCCAAGCGAAGCGCTTCCGATGGCGATCTGGTCCGCAGGAGATAGCGTCGTGACTGCGATGAACTGATTGATTGCGCCGGCCATGTCATCCCCTAACGATCAGATTGCCATTTGGCCCAACAACCCACGGGCCTTCTGTGGCGCCAGGGAAATAGGGGTTTTGTGGGTAGCCAAAGCGCCACGGCGTATTGCCAGCGCCAAGCGGCAGCGAGTCGGGCAGTTGCTGCCGGCCGGGCATTGCAGCGGCCACGCAAAGCGATTTGTACGCGTTGTTGGCCTCGCCGATGGTGGCGGGCGACAGTTGCTTGCCCTTGCCTGCCGCGATGGCGACCGCGAGGTTCAGGATCACGGCGAGAACCGCATTCAGCGGGATGCCGCTCGCCACGTTCAGGTCGGTAGGCGGGGACAGGCTGATGTTGTAGCCCAGCTCGATGCCGTCATCAGCCCAGCGAGCCATCATCATGTCCATGCGCCCGCAGGCCCACAGCAGTTCCTCCGGGTCGAGATCCCAGACCCAGCCGGCGATTGCCAACTCGGCGTATGCGCCGCGGACTAGATCGCCCTTGGTGTACACATCCTTGAACCCCGCGGCGACGGCTTCAGCCAGTCCGGCGAGTTCGGCAGGCTCTGCCGCTTTGGGCTCCGCGGCGGCCTGTTCTGCCTCTTCAAGCGCGCGTTCTTGCATCGCTTCCACCGCGTCCGCAATCGAACGGCGCCAGCCGTCACGCTTGAGAGCGATGTATTCCTCGTGAGTCACGAGGCGCGAATCCCAGGTCACCGACGAATCGATGCCGTCTTTGACGGACCCCGGGCAGCGGTAGACGTAGGCTCGATCCATTCGTTTGCTCCTTGCTCAACGCACCAGTCGATGCGCTGGGAAAGAAGCCGGGCAAGCAGCGAAGCTGCCCGGCAAAGTGGCCCGAAGGCCACGCGGAGGAGATCAGGCCTGGTTGAACAGTTGGATGCCGCACATTTCCGGGTTCAAGACGCCAACACCGAATGGGCAATCGAAGCGGTACTTGACGTTCAGGTTGTCAATCGACCCCTGCTTCGTCATGATGACTTCCATGCCGCTGTCGGTGCTGCCACGCATAACTTCCATGCCAACACCAGTCGGGACGGCGTAGGTGCTCGGCAGAAGCTCGATGCAGTCCTGCTTCCAGAACGGGTTCGCCGAAGCCGCCGTGGTGTTCAAGAACGTCAGCGCGGCGCCGTTGGCAGGAGTCGCGGTGCAGTTCTTGTACTGAATTTCGGCTTGGGTCGGGCTGGAGTCGGCCGAAATAATCGGGGGCGAGAACTGAATCACGCCGGAGCCGCCCGCACCAGAGACGATGCCGGTGATTCGGAAGGTCTTCGGCTGGCCGGTGTCCTGCTTGGTGATCATGTGGACACTGTTGACGCCTGCGATGGTGAAAGCGTCGCCGACCTTCACCGTGCCAGAAGTCACCGCAATGGTGATCGTCATGAAGCGGTTGTCAACGTTCGCCGTTTCTCCGGTCACCGCCGTGCTCGTCGCACGAGGCACATAGCGACGGTTTGCCGCCGTGGCATCGTTGATGGTCACGCCGACACCCAGCGCGGCGGTCAAGCGGAAGCCGTAGTTCAACTTCAGCACCTCGAACCCGGCAACATCACCGTTCACCATTGCACGCTCGTAAGCGTTCGTCGGCTTCTGGTTGATGGTCTGCCGGCCTGCAAGGTTTGACGCCATGCCGTTGTAGTCGCGCGATTGGTAGGCGACGCGGCGATTCTCCATGTCCACGCCCAGCTCGTTCATGATCGAGTCAAGCTGTGCCACGTCATCAAAGCCAGTCGCGGCCACGGTGCGCCGGCTCACAAGCGTGCCGAAGATCGCAACCGCGTTCAGCACGGCCAAGTTGACATCGGAGCCGAGACGCTGGCGCGCCGCGTCCGAAAGCCGGCCCTGTTGCAGCATGTCGCGGAGTTCAACCGCGTTCAGACTGAACGGAACGGACTTTTTGAAGCCCGCGGCGTTGACGGGGACCGCAAGCTGCGTCTTGGTGTTGAAGTTCGCCGACTGGTCAATGCCATCGTAGGAAGGCAAGACATAGGGCATCGGCCGCCAGATGGTGTCATTGGTTCGCTCCATCGTGGTCTGATCAAAGCGCGTCACCGTGACGGCTTTTGCCAAAACCTCGTTGTCGCTGAAGCCCTCAAGCACCTTCTCGAAGAAGACGACTTCTTCTTTGTTTGCTGAAATCGGCATGATCGTTCCTTTACGCGGCCGCCTCGGCCTGCTTGATGCGCTTCTTCAGCGCCATGACGTTATCCATCCGGCCGGTCTGCGTGGCTTCCTCGCGGGCGCGTTCCAGTTGCTGCTGGAGACTGCCAATCGCTTTGGTGCTGCCTCGCACCACCGTTTCCGGGGCTGGCGTAGCTCTCTTCGGGGCTAGGGTCATCTTCGTCTCGCTCTCGCGTAGTTCAGCAGCCAACAGAAGGGGACTCGTGATTGCCGCGACCCGCTTGAGCGTTGCCGGGTTCGCACCCAGCGCCGCCATAAGCTCGCCGCGCTTGCGCCCGACCGTCAGAAGCACAGCGAGTTGCTGCGCGTTCAAGGTGTCGGTCACGTTCGCTTCCAAGTCCTCGAAGTTGCGGATCTTGGGAGCAATCGCGCGCTTCTCGGATTCGTAGGCGTTCAGGGTCTGCTGCCACTCGTCTTGACTTCGGCGAATGGCGGCTTCCTGTTCTTCCCTCGCCCGGTCGATCTTGGCCTTCGTCTCGAAGTGGCTGCGGACAGCCGCCCGAAACTTCTCCTCGTCCCCGTCGATGCCGTCATCAAACAACCCCGGCTCGCGGCCCAGGACCGGAAGGCCCTGCGGTTGCGGTCGGCTCTGCTCTTCAGCGGCCCGGGCTCGCCTCTCGGCGTCCCGTAGACGGTTGCGAAGCTGCCGGATGACCGGCGTTTCCTGCTGCGTCTCTTCCGCAGGCGTCTCGCCCGCGATCTGAACTTCGACTTCGCCCTCGCCGGCTGCGTCGTTGGCGGACTCGGTAGGCTCCGGCTGCGTTTCCGCAGGAGCGGCCTCTACCTCGTCGGCTTCGACGCCTTGGATCTCTGGCGGACTCGGTAGGCTCCGGCTGCGTTTCCGCAGGAGCGGCCTCTACCTCGTCGGCTTCGACGCCTTGGATCTCGGCTTCCGGTGCGACTTCAAGCTCTTGTGACATTGATGGCCCTTCTCTCGCCCCTGCGCCGGGCGGTAGCGTGGGCGCATCATAGCATTACGCTATTGCGGCGGGTCAAGTGATAGGCAGAAGTCAACCCGCGACGGGCTGGAGTGGCTATGCTGGCCGCTATGCCTACAGTCAACGCTAACACCCTCATCAAAGACGCAGAAGACCCGCTTGTGCAGCTTGCATTGCGAATCGGATCAGCCGTCACTGGCGATCTAAAGCCAACTAGCGATTACGCAGTCAACATGCGGCCGGAACACTTGGCCGATTTTGCCGCCGTCATTCGAGGCCAGGCGAAGGAAGATTTCGCCCAAGAAGCGCGGGCAAAAAAGGCGTTCGATTATTGGAGCGATTCGGCTATTGCCGCCATGCAAGCGATGATGTCTTCGCTTAAGGCTCGGGATCTTGAGTGTCTAGCAAGTGACAGAGACGAAGGCGAAAAGATGGCCAACAAGATGGCGCACGCTGCCCACCGGATCGGCTATGCAATGGCAAATGCACGCTATCGCGGCTTGAAGCTCAACAAGTTGTCGGACGATTGACGCAATGACCAAGCATCAAAGCACCATCACCACCATGAACGGTGCGCGTCTGTCTGTCGGCAGCACGGTGACCGTGCGACTTGCAGACAAGCGCTGGTGGCGCCGGCTGGCGTTCTGGCTTCTCAGGATGGGCAAGCCACTCCGGCCCGTGACGTATCGCGTGACCGAGGTTACGGACATTACGTTTACCATCGATATGTCGCGGCGCGATCAAAGCGGATCATGACCAAAGTCAAAGCACCGAAGACAACCGGCTATCAACTGAAGCCGGGCGACTTCTTCACCGTCGAAGGCTGCGGCAAGAGCGCCAAGGGGCACACTGTCATGGGTGGCCGCAACGTGACAACTGGCCGCAAGATGAAGGTCAAGACGTTG